GTACGTTTTATCTCTGTTGGGCGGGTTCGACAGGCCCGAGACAAAGCATCTACATGCCCAATAGCACGTTATCCATACTCCAGATAACGCGCCTCAAAAGACTGATTATCTAATCGACTTTTCAGCCAATCGTTATCAGTCACAGCAGGAGTAGAATGAATGAAATCGGTAAGGAAGTTCAAATTGAAAGCGTGCTTCACCTCGTTTTCAATTTGTAATTGCCTTAACGGGGTTATGCCGTATAGAACATCATAAGCATCACGGATGTCTGAACCTGGTTCTTGGAAAGGCTGGAGTTGACCCAAATCAGGTTGACACCCAAATTTCAAATAATTGACCATCAATTCATCCTGTGAAAACTTAACTGGTAAATTAGCAGTGAGCTGCAGAACTCGATCAGCAATAGCACGCGTCACTGGCGAATTTGGTGCTTCCCAAGCCAAAGATAAAGCCTTCGCACGCAATCGAGACAACAAAGTTTGATCGGTGGCATAGAGATCTGAATGCAACCAACCAAATTTTTGCAAAACACGCCGAGGCTCTTTAATCAATACATTTCCAGGACAAACACAGCCACAAAAAGAACCTAATCTAGGATCAGTGACAGACTCCAGTTTAACACTAAACCCAAAGTCTTCATACATTTGTTGATTTGGTATATCATCGGGGCTTTGTACAGCGATTAACCCATCATCGCCTTCAATAAGAACATGGCAATATTTACCTTGTAAAATAAACAATGCCAGCATCAAATTTGAAAACCCGTTGCCTAATGAAGTACACATATCACCGGACATGCGATGTGCCATAATATCAAATGCAACGCCACAAGATCTCATATGTCCAAAGTTAGTACCTGAAATAACTCTGCATATGAACTCTGCTACAAATGGGAACAATGAAAGCATATAACGATATAATTCCAATTCGCAAACTTGCATAAAGCATCTTTGAAAAGATGCCTCAAAAGCAACATAATCAGTAGCAAAGTAAAATAGATCAGGGCCCAACAAATGTTCAGAAATGTATTTACCACGATCGGCAACCGGCACATGTTTGATAAACGGGCAATAATCCATGCCGGGCCAGCCTGCAAAGGAATAAATAACTTTTTCAATGGCTTTAAAAAACGGACCAGAAAAGGCCTTGAAGGCATCATGTCTAGAATTTATAGAGCGTGGAAACTTAACTTCCCCATAACATTCCGTCTTCATAAATGAATCTATCCATGAAGCCTGTGAATCTAATGGAAATCCAAAGCACTGTAAGTAAGCAATAGTCAATTCTCGTCTTCTAGCTTCAGTATACGGACTATCTTTAATCCACTCCTGAAAAGTTTGAATATCCATCAATGATAATGGATTCAACTTCTTTAGCATCTTCCTCACAAATAAAGCAAATTCTTTCAATTTGAGTTTATTTACTTTCGGCAATTTTCGACCCATACGCTTGAAGATGCCATAAATTTGTGTTTCTGGATCATTGCGATCACAACAAATGGGCATGAGGCCAGGACAGAAGAATGGTAAACGCACAAACACTCTAGACCTTAACCGTGGTATCCGCCCATTATATTTGATCTCAATGTCTTCGCCGGGTTCGGGCAAAGGTGGAAACACTCCATCTGACACCCTTGCACCAAGGACATAGACCCGTGGGCCTAATGTTCTAAGCCGAATTGACGTGCGACGCCTAGCCGGCAAGGCGGCACGCGAAAATCCGTGACCCCAGGATTGGTGACTTCAATTTGTCTGTTGAAGTCTTCATAAGCCAACTCAATTGCCACTAAACAAGAAACAAATAACTCAGAAGGCATTCCAAAGACACAAGCCCGTCGACATACGGCACTAGCATTTGAAACAGCAGTATCAAAATTTTGCTTGTATGTCTCAAAAATAACAGTAGATAACAAAGCCGGACAATTATAATAAGTTATTATTTTTGTACAAAATAACCGCTTACGTATAAAATACGGCAATGGAGTACATTTATTTCTTGCTATAGTGTCTAAAAAGATCCAAATTATTGACATAAGTTCCGTGCGCCAACAAAAGGCCATAAACTCAATCAGCCACATGGTGACGCATAAAGCCCACATTACAATAGGAATGTGAGCAAGCCAACAATATAGAGTCATAATGCAATTGATTAGCTCGAGTAGTATAAATAAATACTTACTCTGATAATGATTATAGATTCTTGTGACTTTCTGTAGCACTATATTCCTGTCTTTAATTGGCAGATGGGATGCCGTTGCAGGGCGATTATCATCTTCTTGTTTCAACATAGTGTAAGTTTCAACATGAACATCATAATCACCCCAAGGGTTGTCATAAGGTAGTATAGGTACACCACCCAGACAATCGCCCAACCTAGGATTCTTTTTCATTAAGTCATCAAATGCCACTACGCCGCTATCTATATCTTCCTCATGTATATTGGATAGATTGTAATATTCTTGTTTCCAAGAATATGAAACATTTTGGGGGTCTTGCAGTGCATGATTAAAATCCGTATATCTCATGGCAAAAGAATCTTTCAAAAAGTCGGGGACGGGATACGTGCGCGTTCCTATACTCATATTATTTCGAGTTGGAACATTAAATTTCTTATCTACTTTGGATGGAATAGAAGATAATTCAGGTACAGTATTAATTGAAGCCTCCAGTGGTGGTTGAACCACTTTCCCAGTACTAACCTGTGCGGGGATAGGGGATGCAGAGCCATCCGGGGCGTCTTTAGCAAGATGCGCCTGAAGGGAAATGTCCGGATCCGAATCAAATTCCATCAATGTAGATGTTCCGGTTTTCGTAAGCCAACTGACGGTATTTAAAAAGACATTTGTAAATTCATCCGATGTAACCCATGCCGGGCCATAATGTTTAACGGCCCACTTCTCAAATGTCTTTCGCGACGCATATTTAGCATCAGGTAACGACATGGGCTCTTTGGCGTAAGAACGCGGTGAAAACACCATATCCGTACCAGCCATCATTGGTTTCAAAGATATGGCATACAAAGCTTTGTGAAAATGTTGGGGAGTATCCACATAAGCTACTGCATGATTATGAAGTGGGCAACCGTCTCGATCATCGACCCACCACATACACTTATCGCAAAATTTTGGCAATTCACCATCTATTTTACCTTTACGCCGTAATATATGATAATCTTCTGAATCACCATCTATTTTTAGCTTGCGTATTAGCTGAACAACGCCAGTTTTCTGCCGAGATCTATGTTGTTTATTTTTCTCTTTTGCCAACTGAACTTTCTGGCGGTCGCGAGCTTTGCGCAATGCTTCAATGGATTGTGCAACTGTTTTGCGACGCTGCCCCCTATGGCCTTGACGAAAATGTTGAGCCACAGCAAAATGTGATTTACGGTTCAGATCAGACCATTTGGACCCTAAATCATCCTGCTGTTCTTTTAGTGGCTCTTGAACGAGCGAGATGGCCTTTAATTTATCATTAAACTGATCGTTAATTGATAACACTCTCGGAAATTTATCTGAAGAAGAGTGCTCCGTACTAATTTGATTAGTGTTTGTTTTCATCATGGCAAATTCAGCACGTAAATCGGAATACGGGATCGTGTAATACCGCAATTTCTCCGGTAACAAAATTATTCCAAACCTCAGGAGGTGGCTAATAATACGTCATGATTGTCGGTGTCCAATGGCTGGTTAGTGCAAAGTAGCCCTCGAGCATTTGCATGGCTGCAGTCACCGGATACATAGTCACTTCATATTAAATGAGAAGTCAGTCATATTAGGACACACTTAGCACAAAGTGAGTTGACGTACAACTATTTGGATTAATGTGGCCTTCATGGTCTGAATTCTCATCCCACCCTATCAGGGCCGGCACTCCCGCACCGACACCCCAATCACCGAGCCGGAGATATTCCTAAAAGGTTAGTAACAATGACACCTTTTTAATATCACGGCGTGAGTCACGCCGTAATCCTACCTCAAAGTGTAGGATCACTTGTTAATTAAACAGTAACTAACAACAGCATCGTCTTAGGGAGACACGATGAAATCCCATTAATGGACTCAACAAGGCGCAGTGCGAGGCTGAACCTCAGCATTATTAGACTGGAGAACATATCTATGATTCAGCAAGAAAGCATCAAGCTGCTGAGTAACAGCTTCACGAATGACGGCCATGTCGCACGACTGGGCAGCTGGCTTACGCATGAGTTGGCGACGTGTCTTAAATTTGGCATCGGTTGACAAAGGGATGCCAAAGATAAAGCAATCACCAAACAAGTTGGAACCCGTAGGTATACCAGAAGCAGACGCAAATGTAATAGTGCTAACAGCATTTCCAGCTACTTTAAAGGCATAAACTAGAGCGATATACTGAGTCCCACTTGCAGAACCCCCCCAGCCACCTTGTACCCAATAGTTGTTATCACCCAAGAACAACTTAACAGACGTGATATTGCTAGATAATGTCAACGTATCATTGCTAGTCCACGCAGATCCAGTAGTACCTGTAGCAGTAAGTATCATCAACCACGTGCCAGCACTATAAGTGGGCAAAGTAACAGATGTACCAGTAAAGGTTAGTCCAATAGTATCATACATCTGCGTTTGCGCAGTGCCGAATGGTGTCGCATTGGCAGGAGCAGTCAGTTGATAATGAGCCGAATCATTCATATCAGGTGCCACGCTTTGTGCAGGCGCTTGAGGATTGAAAAATTCAATATCATACGTGACATAAACATTTCCAATATTAATTCCACCAGTCGGACATCCTGTTGTGGCTATGAATAGCACTGCATGATCATATGCCGTGACACTCGTACCGCTAACAGGGGTAGTTGTTCGGACAAACAGAGACCTCAAAGGGCATCCAGAACCATCCGGGGCACATTCAACCGGCAACAAACCATTATCAGACGATTTAACAGAGCACAAATTTTGAAATTGTTCCATAACTTGTTGCGATGTCGGTAAATTCGCAGCAGGATTAAAATCAACTGCCATCATGACTTCTCCAAGGCCAACATATGAGCTGGCAGCAGGTGAAGCCAGAGAATGGAATTCAATAACCATACCTAATATACGATAAGAGGCATAGTTCTCCGCAACAGAAGACAACCAAGGGAACACATTGGCAAGTCCAGGGTTAATGCTGTACTGCACAACATTAAAAGCCGTAGTAGAAGATAGAGGCCCTATCCATTCTCTATGCTGAATCCTTGCCTTACCAGATGAATCCCCATGCATAATTGGAACTTGTCCTAGATTTAGACAAGTATTCAAAGCTACTTGAGGAAACCCAGGCCTAATCCCATATGCACCCTCACCAAAAATTTTTGTGCCCAACCAGTCTGCACCGGCGGTTCCTAGAGCACCCCCTATTTGTGGGAGGCCGACGGCACCGCCTAAAGCCGCACCACCAATGCCACCTATTGTGCGCAAAACACCTTTGGCGGCTTTGCCGAATGCACCGGCATACTTCCCACGCCCCCTAATCATAAATGGTTGGCCTTTTGGAATAGGCACTGATTTCCCGGTTTTGCCGCCGATCTGAATATAGGACACACGACGTTGTGAACGCCGCCGTGACTTCTTCTTCTTTGTCGATTTTTTAGCCTCATTCTTTGTCGGCTCGACGACAACAACGGGGACATCAGGCCCAGGATTCTTAAGATTAGGAGCAGTGCGCGCAATGACAGCTTGCAAATCTTCTCTGGCTGTACGAATAGCTTTCTCATTAACAACCATTGCCGCGACATGTTTTGTCAGTCGACCTTTATCTATGTCAGCAATAGAATCCCGTCTTAAAGACGTGATAGGCGTGACAAAATGCGCATGATCCAAATTAGGATCATAAGAACAGGTAAAGTTACCATCGGTTGGCGGCCATAACAACTGATGCCAGGGATCATCAGTAGGTAAAAGCCACCAACCACAATTCGAACAACGAAAATGTATTTCGGCAATCCATTAACTAAGTTGTCAGCTGGATTAAACTGGCAACGGTTTCGCACCGAGTTTTCCTGTTTCACCATATGATAGTGGCATTAGCCATTACCACAAGCTACAACAGTGCGGCATGTTCGGCTTAGCGATCAACCATGGAAATAC